AAGTTTGCCGGCGGACTCAAAACTCTAAGCACCGCAGTTGGTTCCGTTGACCTATTAACTATCACCTATACTGGCAGTGTGTACTACGCTAGTTTGGTTACGGGATTTGCATAATGCTAAGAGTGGCCACTCATAGAATACATCTAACCAGCTTTCGTAGCATTTGGTGGAAGAACAGTCAGTACAGCTACTTGCATATTGATGCCATCCAATTCGTGCGAGCATTTTAAATTGGACAGCACCAGCACAGTCAACGTGCTTCAAGCAGGTACTGCTGGATTGATCAGCATCACCCCAGTAGCATAACTGCTCTCCAAGAACCTTGACACTGCCCGCTGCTAATGTATAATTAGTAGTATGAAAATCGCTATTATCGACATCATCGGCATACCCTACGATGGTACCACAGTATTCAAACAGGGATTAGGCGGCAGCGAAAGCGCAGTTACTTTGATGAGCAAGGAACTAGCAGCTTTGGGATTCGAAGTTACAGTTTTCAATAACTGTATCGATCACGCCGTCCCAGGTGTTTATGATCGTGTGACCTACAGAAACTTAAACGATTTGGCACAGGATCACTATTTTGACATAGTGATCAGCAGCCGAACAGTAATTCCATTCGTTGATCCCGGGCAGTATGACAAGCTAAATGACCGCCGTGCTTGGCCCTTCCATGGTATGAATCTATATGATAGGATATTGAGTCGGGCCAAAATGCGTATCCTTTGGATGCACGACACATTCTGTTTAGGCGACTTATTGATCGAAGAATTGGCACTTGCAGATCGAATCACAGATATCTTCACACTTAGCGATTGGCATACTACCTACGTGCTAAACTGCGACCACGGTAAGAGGCGCAATTTTGAAGTACTCAAACGTAAGATTTTTATCACACGCAATGGTGCCTACAACTATAATCCTGAAGTAGATATCAAGGCCAAAGATCCCAACCTGTTTGTCTACAATGCGTCAGTTACCAAAGGTATGATGCCTTTAGTCAATCATATCTGGCCTAGAGTCAAAGCACAGATCCCTGATGCACAATTAAAGATCGTCGGCGGCTACTATAGATTCAGTGAAAGCTCGGAACCTGATCAACAGGAAAAAGATTGGCGCGTCATGGCAGCTGACCCAGTCAATGCTGAACGAGGCATCGACTTCACAGGTGTCATACCACAGAATGAGATTGCCAACATATTGAGCAAGGCCAACTTCATGATCTATCCATGTGCCTTTCCCGAGACATATGGCATCAGCACACTGGAAAGTTTGATGTATAATACTCCTAGTATTACCTGCAGGTTTGGTGGGCTGGAGGAAATCGCATTGGAGCAGGCCTGCTACCTAATCGACTATGCCGTGGAACCCAATAACTTGTTCCAGCATATTGATTTACCCAGCCAAGTAGACAAGTTTGTGCAAGTGGTAGTGGAAGCATATCATAATAAGTACCTACATCAACAAAAGCAATATTACTGCAACATCATCAAAGACATCGCAGGGTGGGATAGCGTAGCAAGACAATGGCGTCAACACATGTTCCGCGAGTGTGGTGCCTATCTGCCAGCAGCAGAATATAGAGAAGTCACTAAGATCAATCGCAGACTGCACAAGATATACGGACGCAGATATCACAACTCAGTTGAACTAGAAGATTACAAAAGCGGCAAGGAACAAAAGATCGTAGTGATTAGCACCATGTACAATGCTGAACAACACATCGAACGTTGTATACAGAGTGTGGCGCAGCAGGACTACAGCAACTACCACCATATCATAATCGACGATGCATCCTCAGATCGTAGCATGGGCAATGCTGTAGAAGCAGTATATAGACTGCCTCGTGATATATTCCAAAAATTCAGCTGCATACGCAAGGATGAGAACATGGGTGCTGTTCGCAATCAAGTAGAGGCTATACGTTCCATAGTAGAGGATGATGCCATCGTCGTCATACTAGATGGTGATGACAGCTTGATCAATGACAACACACTATTCAGTTACTACAACACTATCTATGATGGTACCACTGAATTTACCTATGGATCCTGCTGGAGCATGGTTGATAACATTCCTTTGATTAGCCAACCCTATCCCGAAGAAGTAAAAAGACAAGGTGCATACAGACAGCATCACTTCAATTGGATACTGCCCTATACACATCTGCGCACGTTTAAGAAGCGTTTGATGAATGGCCTGTCTGATGACCTATTTCAATATGACGATGGCACATGGTACAAGGCAGGCGGTGATGGCAGCGTATTCTATGCCTTGATAGAAGCAGCAGATCCCAGCAAGGTAAAATGCCTACAGGATGTTGTTTATAACTACAACGATGCCAGTCCGTTGAATGATTATAAAGTCAATGCTGAGGAACAGAATAGAGCAGCCAGGGATATAGTCAACAAGCGTCGAGTAGAAAAGTATAGTGTGATCGTGCCCACCATGTGGCGTGTGGCTGATCAGTTTGTAAACTTCCTACATGTATTATGTGACTGTGAGGCAGTTGGTGAAATTATCATCATTAACAATGATAGCACCAACACCCCTGCTGATCTCCATCATCCTAAGATACGCATGTTCGATCCAGGACGCAATACCTTTGTAAACCCTGCATGGAATTTTGGAGTTGAGCAAGCATTGTACGATAGATTATGTATAGTCAACGATGATGTTGTCTTTGATACGAAAGTGTTTGATCGACTGCAAAACATGCTGACTCCCAGCAATGGACTGTTTGGCCTGCATCCAGGCATCGAAGTGTTCAATCAGATACCCATCACTGACAAGCGCATTGATATTGTAAAATGGGCTCCGGGCAAGCACACATATGGATTTGGCAGCATGTTCTTCTGTCACAAGGCATCATGGCATCCTATTCCCAGTGGCTTGGATGTGTTCTTTGGTGACAATTACATCTTCGATCTACAGATTGCCATGGGCAAGCCCAATTACTTCATTGCTAATTTAGATTTCGAAACCAAGTTTGCTGTGACCACTAGCGATCCTACACTGACAGGCGGCGCTTTGGATCGTGAGCGTGTGATATATGATACTACCATACAACCCCAGTTACATGACATAGCCCGCAGACTCATGAGCCAGTCTGTTGCTGTACAGGAAACCAAGCCCTGGGATAAGAACAAGAAACGAATCCTAGTTGGAATACCTACGGCCAAATACATCGAACCTGAAACTTTTAAATCTATCTATGATTTAGAAGTTCCAGATGGATACGAAGTAGACTTCCAAACATTCTACGGCTATAACATCGACCAAGTAAGAAATCTAATCGCACACTGGACTGTACAGAGCTATGACTATCTATTCTCAGTGGATAGCGACATTGCCTTTGAACGTGATACACTGAAGAAATTACTGTCGCATAACAAAGATATCGTCAGCGGGCTGTATATACAACGTAAACCTGACCAACATGTGTTAGAAATATATGAAGACAATGGACATGGCGGGGTAACCAACATGCCACATGACAAGCTAAAAGGCCGGGGACTGGTACAGATCATGGGCTGCGGATTTGGCTGTGTATTGGTCAAGAAGGAAGTGTTCCAGTCAGTAGGATATCCACAGTTTGAATATCACAGCGCGATAGATCATGCCAATACCATTAGTGAGGACAATGACTTCTGCGGCAAGGCCCGTAACAAAGGATTCACTATCTGGGCCGATTCTACTATAGAATGCCGACATATTGGCAGCTTTACATTTAGAGTGACCAAATAATATAGTTTGGTTAAATAGTAGTACTTAAAAGGTACCTCTATGAAACGATTACTTCTAGGATTGCTGATCCTATCCACACAGGCATTTGCTTGGGAACAACGTGCGCCCTTGCCACCGCAGGCATGCCAAGTACACAGCCCATATGGCTTTGCACAAACACAACGTACAGCCGTGCCAATTTGCCGTGAAGCATATCTAGTGGCCTACGATGCTCCCGTAAAGATCCCCGTGTATGTAGCGTACACACTACTACCACAAAATGCCCTTGGATGTTTCCCTCGTACCAATGCTTTTGTAGCGGATGCATCAGTCCCAAACGGTGCGAGACCGGACGACTATGCTGGGACCGGGTACGACAAGGGACATGCTGCACCGGACGGGGATTTGAGTTGGACTCAGCAAGTAGAATACGAGAGTTTCTTGATGACCAACATGTATCCCCAACATGGGAGCCTAAATCGTGGAATTTGGAAATTGTTAGAGACTTCGGTCCGAGGCTGGGCAGTTCAACGCAATCAAGCATTTACTATCTACGTTGGAGCATTATATGGCGCTGGTGATCCTACTATTGGTAACGGTGTTATTGTTCCACATGGCTATTACAAAATCGTAATCAATAATCAAACACACGAGATTGCCGGATGGATGTTCCCTCATACAAAACCCTATGTTAATTTAGGCAACGACCTAACTAGATTTAGGGTACCTGTTGATCAAATTGAAAAAATAGCAGGTGTGCAATATAAATTCCCAACTAATGCTCGAGAACTAAATCCTGGACAGGAATGGCCTGTGGACTTTGGAGCGTTGACCAAGGCTAAAAGAGCCAAGTGTGGTTCAAATGCAGCAGAATAATCCCAATGATTATCCGGTATACCCGGAGGACGATGGAACGGATCGGACACGTAATCCATATAGTCCAGTATAGATCTCACCTTAGGGACCGTTGTCGTCACGGGGGCAGGCTTGCTTGCCCGGGCGTCCGCGCAATTGAACTGCACCGCGTAGTGTGCGCCAGATAAAGTAACTGGCACTAAATACACATTATGATTATCAAAGAATTACTGTGCGAAGGTGCAGATCAATCAATGTCCTCCCATAAAGATAACTTCATGGAAATGTTCCAGAAGTTTATTCCTTTGGCCATGCACTATATTGAACTTGATTCTTTACCCGAAATGGAGTTTGTTCCAATGGTCGATGATGAAGAACAACCAACATTTGGACGCTTTGATAACAGCAATAATACGTTAACTGTAGCTTTAATGAATCGTCATCCTAATGATATTCTACGCACATTAGCACATGAATTAGTTCACTATAAACAAAGCGTTGAGCATGAATTAAACAATGATAGCGGCCGCACAGGAAGCCCTGAAGAGAATCAAGCGCATCAGGTAGCAGGCGTTGTTATGAGGCATTTCAACAAGCAATATCCCGAATTTCTGAAGAGCAAACCCATAACATAAATACTACTATGAGAGCCAGAGAATTTGTAATCAACGTACCAATCACCATTAAAATCAATGGCGACGGAGATCCTGAAGTCGATATGACAAATTCGGATGAGCCCATTGATCCCAGTGTTCCAATAGAGGATCCAGTAATGGTCTCGCCATTACAACAGCAACTTGAGTTGCAAAAAGCCCAAGTAGGCAAAATAAGTCCCATAATCAAAGATCTTACACAAGACGAGCTTGATCCGGAAACCAAAGAGTTACCGTAAAGGGTTGAGGGGAGAAAGACCCAGATGTCCATTTTTAAGATACAAGCTGGTCAGGTAGTAACCCAGACCATAAACACCTTCATTGGTCAAGAAGGTACAATATTCTACGACAAGTTCACAGGCGAGCTGCGACTGTCTGACGGCGTCACTCCTGGCGGTAAACCATTATCTGGCATAGGTAATATAGCAGTAGCATTACAAGGAACTACATTAACTAACAAAGCCAGTTTGTTAGACTTTGTAGGTGAAGGCCTTATAGTTACTAGTTCTGGAACTGTAGTAACCATTAGGGTATCGGCCACATCTACTGGAACTACTAGTACATTTTTAATTAAAAATCTTACATCTGCTACTTCTACTAATAGCGGAGCATTGCAGGTTGAGGGAGGCGTTGGCATAGGTGGTGATTTAGTAGTTGGCGGTAGAATATTCTCTTGTGGTATGACAGTGGTCAACAGCATTGGATACACTGGTAGTTCAGGCCAAAAAGGAGATGCTGGCGGGTATACTGGTAGTAAAGGTGATATCGGTTATTCTGGTTCAGTGGGATACGATGGCTCCAGAGGGTATACAGGCTATGATGGATCACGTGGATATACCGGATTTGATGGATCAGTTGGCTATGATGGATCTATTGGTTATTCTGGGTCAGTTGGCTATGATGGCTCACGTGGTTACACCGGATTCGATGGATCTATAGGTTATACCGGCTATGATGGCTCGCGTGGTTATACTGGGTATACTGGCTCAGTAGGCGATATTGGGTACTTTGGATCCACTGGCTATGATGGAT